CAGTGATGCGCCGCCTGGGGATCATGGCGTTCTGGACATCCATGGGCGTGACCAGCTCAAACTCGATCACATCCGAGGATTCCAGGGTCTTTCGTTCAATGATCCATGGTTCATCCGGCCAGCAGGCGGTGGGGTCTGCGGTTGGATTAATGCTTCCCGTCCCGCTCCACTTTATGGACCCAGCCGCCGAACTCTGGGCAAGGGTCACGGTCGAGCCGGAGAGCGTATAATCCGTGAGTGTTACGGGGGCCGCGGTGGTGGGGATGTAGCCCTGCCCCTCTGCGGCGAGCGCCAGATGAGACCCCCAAATGTAGATACCCGTTGCCGTATTGTCAGCAGCCGGATAAATAAGCCTTCCTATGGCGGTGTATGAATTCGTGTTGAATGTCAGCATCACGCGGTAGATTCCGCCGCCCATAGGCACTATCACACACGACACGAAACCAGCCCCAGCCGTGGAAGTCACCGATGGGACACCCGCGTTCCAAGCCATCTCCACACGCGCCAATTCCGTAGAAATTGACGAGTCGAATATCCGGACCCGGCTAGAAACCGAATCCGACGCCGCAACATAGACCGATTCTGTGTAGTTCGTCCCCGATGAGACATTTGTGGCCTGCTGAAGATAGGATGTAGTAGCATTTGTCCCGACGACCTTGTCCATGGTCATCGTGCCATTGGGCGCAGACAGGCTATCCGCTGTGATGGTGCATGAGATATTGGTCCATGCTGAGTTGGAGTAATTCTCAGACTGGAGAGACAGATTTGTCCTCGGTGTCGTGTAGAGCGTCTGCGTCCCCTGCCAGTCCGTGCGCGTGAGGGTGGGACCAACATAGAGGAACTGGCTGGTGGTGCCATCGCCTACCCCCACGGGGATCAGCGCGGTGTTCCCAGTGGACTGCGCCGAATCCACTGCGGCCTTCGTTCCAAGCACAACGGTATCAGGATCTAATTGGACTGTTCCGTCAAGAGAGCGCCAACTTGACTCATTACCACTGTGATACACAGCCTGCACGGAGGCTTTGATATTGGCAATCGTAGTCGCAGTAGTGATGCTTTTCACATAGCGATAACTAGTCAGTGTATTTGCTACGATCGCACCAGGATCTATTTCAATAGGTGCTGTGATGTAAGACGAAACCTCATTTGGGTCCGTGCCAGTATAGATGACTATCCTGAATATTCTCAGTGCAGCGGGGTATGGCTCTGTATGAGTCCAATTGAAATCCAGCCATTTAGGGCTGAGAAGTGTTGGATTTCCGCCTGCGCTAGGACCACCACTGGGGCCGACGGCCCCACCACTATCATTATCTGCCGAGTAGTTGATAACAATAGTCATGGCGGCCCCTAAATCGGTTTGGTAGTTGTGACTGCAAGGGTGATACTACCCGGTGTCGTGGCAGGAATGGTGAGAGAAGCCGGGGTTCCATTTGGATCGGCAATGGTCAGTGACACCTCGGTGACGAATGTATTAGTGATGCCAGCGAAGAAAGCCTGCACACGAACTCTATAGTCACCGGGAAGAACTTCTTCAGCTGACGCAGATGATCCTGACACTTGCATCTGAACAAATGGCCTGTAGTCACGAGAGTAGGCACACTCATACCCTACCGCCATCGTATTATTCGGCCAAGATACATCCAACTGAATTACTGCGCGAGAGTTGAGAATCTTAACATACGAGTTGGTCGTTACAGGGGAAGGTGCCGCTGCGGTCCTCTGTGTCAATCCACCTGATGCCGATATACGAAGCCCGCTCTCATAGCTATACTTGGTCGGATCATGCAGAAGTGCTGTGACCTCGTAATCTACCGGCCCGGATTCACTAATGCTAAGAACTCTATACAGGGCCATATTGGTGGATAACTGCAGAATCCACATCGTTTCTGGAATATCAGAAAATGGGGTGGATACAGTCAACGAATTCGTTGCTCCGGTGCCGTTGGTGACAGTTCTTGCCTCCACGGCACCACTCGGCAGCGTGCATTTGAGCGTATAAGTTCCCGCTGCCAGTGTGACTGTGTCGTCTAAGAGCACAGTTGACGCCGTGGTTCCGGGCAGCACACGCCCGCCCATGCGCGTTTTCCCGGCTCTGAACGGATCGGCTATCTGTATAATATCCCCAGGTCGGCAGGCTGCACCCTCCATGCCTGCTTTGAATGTCACCACTTCTGTTTCAAGAAGTTCTGTGGCCAAAGTCCATAACCCGAGCCTTCTGGCCTGCCCCTGGCTGGTGCAGCCAAATGCAGTCACCTCTGTTGGCTGATAGCCATACCTGGCAATCCCAGCATCATCTTGGACGTATTCAACAGACTGCTGATAGCCCATCGCTGGGTTAGTCCATGATACTAGCGCCGCAGTGTGGCGAGCTTTCTTCGCGGTGCCTGAATAAGAGAACACGCCGTCGTGAACATTGGCTGAATTGAAAATCATCACAGGAGATGCGTCAACATCCATTACAGGGGTAACTAAGCCCCCCGCGAAATAGACCATTCCTCGGAAAATTGAAGCCATTGTCATTAGAACTTTGAGCGCATCCTCTTGTGCTTGGATAAATAGGTTGCACGAGAATCTCGGCTCCCAACCGCCATTTCCATCAGGAATAAGCGTTTCGTCGCACAACTTTGAAATGTAGTATAGAGCCCACTTGTCTAAAGAAGATGCGTCCAAATATGAGCCAGCCCCATAGCGTGTATTGACTGCGATGTCGTAGAAAATCCATGCTGGATTACAGGTCCACGTTTCCTCCTCTTTGAACAGCCCATCCCACACGCCAGTATAGACACCAGGAGTCCAGATACCTGTTTCCTCATTCATGAACGCAGGGGTGTAGTTAGAAGGGATCTTCACCAATCGGAGATAGTATTCTGCTGAAAGGCGTGGAACATTGCGGAACTGCTTCGCATCTACTTTCAAGGCCATCATTGCAGTATTAGGATACCGAAGCAAGGCATCTGTGATCTCTGTCAATGACTTCCAATTAGTCAGATTCTGGGTGTAAGCATCCGCGGGGTCTGGCGTGACACGAACCACTCTGATCTGCCATGGCCCCGTCCCGACATTGGGCAGGTTTATTCTATACGACTTGACATACTCGTCGCCAAACTTATCCTGGACAATACCATCCTTATCAAGCGGAACCTTAGTGAAGACACTGCCATTGTAGCCAGATCTATATATCCAGATTTCAATCTGGCAGGACGAACCAGACTCGGCACCCGTTTTTTTATCTATTACTTTCAGTGTAGGAATTGAAATTGATACGAGAACAGCCGAAATATTTGGGGTGATCATCGTTCGCGTCTGGGGGGCCACCTGCGTTACAGCGCAGGGTAGATTCAATTCAGAAGTTCTGACAGCTTCCACATCCGGGAAGTCGGGAATCATGGCTTGGTCGTTGTAACCTGCTGTGAGTGCCAAGGCCACGCCCTTGAAATTCATTCCGGAAGGGCCTTGAACGGGGCTGTCGTCTAAATAAACAGATTTAAGCCCATTGACCAAACCTCCGATTGGGCCCTCGCACACTGCGACAAGCATCCGGGCCATCTCAACATTGGCATCTGTTGAAAGATTTACGCCGCTATGTTTACTAGCCCAACTGCCGCCGTCTCCATCTACAGACCAAGGCATCATTACAGCCATCTGATACTCCTAGCCGACGGCGGGTGCGAGAGCCCACATCCAAGGTGCAGTTCTTCCATCCCCATTACGAGTACCAATTTCGTCAGCCGCCAGGCCGCCCAAGCCATTTGGAGTCCACGCCTCTCCGCAGATACCCAGTGATACAATGGCTCCGCCAACACGAAGTTTCCCGTAGCCTAGCCCAATAGGGTTTCCCTGGCCAATTGTTAGATGCGGAGATGAAAAGGCAAAGGTCGGCTTATCCGCGGGGCCTTTGTCGTTGCTTCCTGCGTCTATGCTTTGGTTTCCCGCTAAGATCTGGGCTACGCCCCCAAGAACCATTGCCATCCCCATATTGATGGACATAGCAGAAAGCCAGTTATTCGCCGCCGCCTGATACCAGTAAGCGCCTGACCCTCCCGTGAAGTAGACAAGTGCTACAAGCGCGACGCCCATAAGAATCTGTCCGAAAATACTCTTTGCGCCTACGACGCATGGAACAATACGGATAGTCTCGCCACCATGTGGCAGGAAAAGTTGCTCTTCGCCAAGAGAGGCTGCACCGATGCGAATTCTGTAACCGTATTCGTAATTGAGTAGCGCTTCTTTGAATCCCTCAAGCTGGCAACTTAGAGCTCTAATTGCTTCCTGCGGGGAACTCACAGCCAAACGGAAACTTACCCCGAACTTTGCGCGAAGGTGGCCATACAGTCTGATCTCAGTGGTTTCAGTCATGGCGTGCCACCATCCTAGTCCGGCCCTGCCAGTGGCCGTCGTACTCGTCAATACGAGAAAGACGGTTTGGCAGGTGATGAAGTATCTTACCATGTCCCACATA